ACCGGCACCAACCCCGTCACGCCTTTGGGCTTTGAGACGATTGATTCACTCGATAACCTGAGCACTCAATACCGATCCAGCGGCGTGCCGATCTTCTTTGGCATTGTGGGCGGCCAGATCCGAGTGCTGCCGATCCCTGACAGTGCCTACACTGCCGAGCTGGCCTACTACGCCAAATTGTCAAAGTTGTCATCTACCGTGGCAAGCAACTGGCTGCTGGCTCAAGCGCCTGACGTTTACCTGTATGGCGCCCTGCTCCAGGCTGCGCCATACCTACAGGATGATGCGAGAATCACAGTGTGGTCAGCGCTGTATCAGGCAGGACTTGATCAGTTGCAGATTGCAGATGATCGAGGTTCAACCAGTGGCGGCGCATTGCTGACCAGGGCAAAAACATTTGGGTGATTAGATGGTAACGACAACCAAGGGCGAGATGGACGAGTCACTGCTGGAAAAGCGTGAGGGGTCCATTGACAACGATACTGAAACCACAAGCTGGGTGGAGTATTGGCATGAGGGTGAGTTGGTCCATCGATCAGTCAACATGGTGCTAAAGCGCGGCGTCTTTGCCGAAGGCATCAGTCAACCAATTTGAGGGTTAAATCATGGCGAATACTCAGGCAATGTGTACCAGTTTTAAGGGTGAGCTGCTTGTCGGCCACCACAACTTTGGCACTGGCGTTGTCCGAGGCGCCACCACGGCAGATACCTTCAAAGCTGCCTTGTACTTGGCAAGCGCCACCGTCAATGCAGCCACCACGGCCTACAGCGCGACAAACGAAGTGTCTGGCACCGGGTACACGGCTGGCGGCGTCACGGTGACCTTTGGCACACCCCCAAGCACCTCTGGGACCACGGCATTTGTCACGCCAAGCGCCAGCATCACCTACAGCGCGGTGACCCTCTCCACGGCCTTTGATGCGGTCTTGATCTACAACTCGACCCAGTCCAACAAGGCAGTCAGCGTCCACACTTTCGGCAGCCAGACCGTGACTGCTGGAACCTTCACGCTGACCATGCCAACCAATGATGCAAGCACCGGCCTGATCCGGCTGGCGTAACGCAGGGGCAGCACCATGGCTGCATATGGGTCAGGCAGATACGGGTATGGCGCTTGGAGCTTTGGAGAAGCTACTGCTGCATTAACTGGCAACCAGGCTACTGGTGCCGTTGGCAGCGTCTTAGCCGACAGATCAATTCAAGAAGATGGAACAGTTGCCACCGGCAATGTCGGGACCGTCACGCTCACCATCACCATTGCCATCACGGGCAATGCAGCCACTGGTGCCGTTGGCACGCTGGCCCCAGGATCATCCAAAGCAGTCACCGGCAATGCGGCCACACTGGCCGTTGGCACTGTCGCGCCTGCCAGGTCAATTGACCTTAGTGGCAACGCTGCCACTGGTGCAGTTGGATCTGTTGGGGTAACCCGGTCAACGGCCACAACTGGCAACGCTGCCGCTGGTGCTGTGGGCACTATGTCGGCAGAGGTGATCTCTTTCCAGGCCATCACAGGTGTTTCTGGGACTGGTGCAGTTGGAACCATGAGTGCGTCAACTGTCGTTGAGGTTGCGATAATAGGCAACCAGGCAGTTGGATCTGTTGGGGTAATGGTTGGGTTTGGATGGGGGTCGATCCCAGACACGTCTGAAACCTGGACCGCCCAGTCAGATACACCAGAGACATGGTCGCCAGTGTCCGACACGGCAGAGACATGGACTCCAGAGTCAGACACCACTGAAACCTGGACGCAGATCGCAGACAATTCAACATCGTGGCAGCAGGCCGCATAGGGGTAAAAAATGGCAGATACGACAACAACCAATCTTTTATTGACCAAGCCCGAGGTGGGGGCCAGCACTGACACTTGGGGTACAAAGGTAAATACGGACCTAGACTTGGTTGACGCATTGTTTGCGGCTGCTGGCACAGGCACCAGCGTTGGCTTGAATGTTGGAGCTGGCAAGACGCTGGCGGTGGCTGGGACGTTGACGGTCACCGGGACTGCAACAACCATCCAAGGTTTGACAGTTGGCAAAGGCGCAGGTGCTGTAGCCACCAACACTGCGGTGGGTGCAAGTGCTTTACAGGCAAATACAACTGGCGCAGGTGTGGTGGCGGTTGGGTATGAAACATTGTATTCAAACAACGGCAATTTCAATACTGGGATTGGTCGCCAAGCACTCCGCACTAATTCAACGGGTTATGAAAATGTAGGCGTTGGTTATACGGCGTTATATAACAACTCATCTGGGATTAGAAATACAGCAATCGGTACAGAAGCGTTAAATGCGAACACCACGGCCTCTAACAACACTGCTGTAGGTTATCAGGCGGGGTATAGCAACACCACAGCCTCAAGCAACACTGCTGTGGGGTATCAAGCCCTTACAACCAACACCACTGGAAGTGGATTAACAGCCGTAGGTAAAGGGGCTTTACAAGCCAATACAACAGGCGCTGACAACAATGCTTTTGGTATTGATGTTCTTCGTTACAACACCACGGGTTATAACAATGCCGCATTTGGTGGAGGAGTTGTTTATGCGGCCTCCGCATTGCAAGCCAACACAACTGGGTACAACAACAGCGCCTTTGGTGTTGCCGCTATGGCGGCTAATACCACGGCGGCTAACAATGCGGCTGTGGGTTACTTAGCAATGTACCGTAACACAACTGGTGGAAGCAACACAGCAGTTGGGGCAGAGGCTGTTACAACCAACACCACTGGCGCAAGAAACACTGCTGTAGGTTATGCCGCTCTTGCTACAAACACAACAGGCAGTGACAATAATTCATTTGGCGAACAAACCCTCAGTGGGAATACCACTGGCTCATCCAACACGGCGTTTGGTGGAAGAGCGTTAATAAGCAACACCACAGCAAACAACAACACTGTTATGGGGTATTCGGCGGCATACACCAACACCACGGGTGCAAACAATGTTGCCGTTGGACACACAGCCCTCTACTCTAACACCACAGCCGGACAAAACACCGCCGTTGGATATAAGGCAGCATATGCTGTGACAACTGGTGCAAACAATGTGTTCATCGGAATGTATGCGGGGTATGGAAGTGCTGTAGGAAATCCAGACTTAACTACTGGGTCTAGTAATGTTTATATTGGTGGTTATGCTTCTCCTTCTGCTAGTGGCAACACATATGAAATTGTTATTGGGTATAACACTTTAGGAAAAGGTGGAGGAACAGGATTTATTAGCCCCGGTGGTGGTGGCGTTTATCAAGGTAACAATTCATCCACATGGTCAACCACATCTGATCGCCGTATAAAGAAAAACATTGTTGACAACACTACTGGCTTGGATGCAATTACTTCAATTCGTGTTCGCAACTTTGAATATCGCTTGCCAGAAGAAGTCGATGCAGAACTCAAGCCAACAGATGCCATTGAGAAGTCTGGCGTTCAACTTGGTGTGATTGCTCAAGAACTCAATGAAGTGTTGCCAGAATGTATCAAGACCGAATCCACCGGGGTCATGTCTGTCAATGCAGATAATCTGACTTGGTATTTGGTTAACGCCATTAAAGAACTTAACGCCAAGGTGCAATCCTTGGAAGCCCAACTTAATGGAGCATAAACATGGAAAATGAAATCACCGCAGAACAAATCGCCAAGCACTACAGTGCCGCAATGGACTCAGTTAACCTCATAAACGGCGGCAAGCCCGAGATGATGAGTGATGCTGATTGGGCAGACTGCCTGTCACGCAACAAAGAGCATTTGGTCATCATGCTGGCAAAGGATTTCTGGACAACTGAAGACCTTGCGCCGCTACAAGCAGCGTCAGCATGACCGACTCCACCGAGACACGGCTGGCGGTGCATGAGGCCATTTGCACAGAGAGGATGAAATTCATTTCTGACTCTCTTGCAAAGGGGTCAGAGCGCATGACCAAGATCGAGTATTTGCTTTATGCCGTGATCGTGGCCGTCTTGCTTGGTCCTGGGGCCGCTGCCTCGCTGTTTGCAAAGATCTTTGGTTTGTAAGATGTGGACCCCATCAGTATTCTCCTTTTGGCCTCGAGCGCATTCAGCGCTATCAAGCAGGGCATTGCAACATACAAAGACGTCAAGAATACTGCTGGTGACGTTAAGAAGATCGTCAATGAGATCGCTGGCATGTTTGGGCCAAACCCAACCAAAGAGCAAAAGAAGCAGATCGTTGCAGAGCAAAAGCGAGTGCAAGAGGTCGCAGCCTATGACCCGAACCAGGTCATGGGAGACATTGCAAAGCGCCTGGGTGAATTCATGCGGCACCAGCAGCAGATCCAAGACTACTACCATGAGGAAGAGCGCAAATCAAAAGAGGAAGTCTATGACGGGGCAGACTCTCTGGCAGAGCGTGCCTTGCAGCGCACACTTGTACTCACCCAGTTGACGCAAATGGAGACCGACTTGCGCGAGCAAATGGTTTACGGGGCACCTCCAGAATTAGGCAACCTGTGGACACGGTTCAATGAGATGCGCGAGCAGATCTCAATTGAGCAAGAGCAAGCCAGGGAGGTTCGAGATCAGCGCGAGGCACAGGCAAGATGGCAACGAAGACGGGTAATCGCGGACCTGCAAGACAAAGCAATTTACCTGGGAGCCGCCTTGTGCGTGATCCTTTACCTGGCCGTGTTTTGGTCACTCCTGGTGATGGACCGAAAGACCAGATGGGGTTTCTAATTGCACTCATTGCGATGGTTCTGGTGTTTTGCCTGATGCTGCCGATAATTTCGATAATATATTTCGATACCCTGGCAGTGCAAAAGGAAAGCAAAGCCCAGATTGATCGCATGGAGAGGCTGCGCAAGCAGCTCGAGGAAGATCGTAAAGGTTTAGATAAGCAACGCAAGGAGGAAGAAAATGATCGGACTGGACGCAATACTGGGGATCGGCAGCAAGTTAATTGACAAGCTGATACCTGACCCCGAGGCAAAGGCAAAGGCTCAGCTTGACCTTGCGCAACTTGCGCAAAGTGGCGAGCTGGCAAAAATGGCTAATGATACTGAGCTGTACAAAGCAGAGCAGACCGGGATCACTGACCGATGGACTGCTGACATGGCGTCCGACTCTTGGTTATCAAAGAACATCAGACCTCTGGCGCTTATCGCAATATTTGTCGCCTATTTCCTGTTTGCAATGATGTCTGCATTTGGGCATAACGCTCAGGCCAGTTATGTCGAATTGCTTGGGCAGTGGGGGATGCTGGTCATGTCGGCATACTTTGGTGGCCGCACACTTGAGAAAATTATGGAGATGAAGGCAAAGAAATGAAGAACAACTTTGAAACATCTCTGGCCGCCGTGCTCCACCATGAAGGTGGATTTGTCAATCACCCATCAGATCCAGGCGGCATGACAAACCTTGGCTGCACCAAGGCAGTCTGGGAAGAGTGGGTGGGCCACCCGGTGAATGAGTCTGATATGCGCAACCTCAAACCGTCTGACGTGGCACCACTGTACAAAACCAAATACTGGGACAAGGTCAAAGGAGATGAACTGCCTGCTGGGCTTGATTACGCCGTATTTGATGCAGCAATCAACAGTGGCCCTGGCAGGGCCGCAAAGTGGCTGCAAGAGGTTGTAGGGGTCACGGCAGATGGATCTATCGGACCTGGGACCATGAAGGCCGTGCAGTCATTTAATGGTGACCTGGTGGCGGCTTACATGGCAAAGCGCCTGGGGTTCTTGCAGAGCTTGACGAACTGGAAGACCTTTGGCAAAGGATGGGGCCGCCGGGTTGATGATGTTGCGGCGGCGGCTGGCGCCATGACAAACCAAACCCTTGCATAAAATAATCCAATGACAAACCTGTACCAGCAGCTCGAAACCCCGGCACCGCCAGATCTGCCCTCACCGGGCCAGACCTATGACGAGCGCTTGACTGCGCAAACCCATCGCGGCCTGCTGACCTACTTTCGCAAGCTGACCAATATCTTGTCAACGGTCCTTGGGCCTCGAGGTGGCAAGTACTTGAACCTGCCATATGGTGCGTTTCAGGATGGAACAGATCAGGCGGCAGCCAACACGACAACTGCCTATTCCATCACATTTGACACGACCGACTACTCAAATGGGATCACTCTGTCAAATTCATCGCGTTTGAATGTGTCGCAGGGCGGCATATACAACGTGCAATTTAGCGTGCAATTTAAAAACACAACGAATGACACGCAAGATGTTGATGTTTGGTTTCGCAAGAATGGAACTGACATTGCCAAGTCCAACTCAAGGTTTGGCCTGGCCCCGAGGAAAAGTGCTGGAGATCCATCGCACACCATCGCGGCACTGAATTTCTTTGTGGAGTTGGCCCAGAGCGATTACATCCAACTCATGTGGCGTCCATCAGACGTTGGTGTGTCCATTGAGCATTACGCTGCCGGGACCAGCCCAACCAGGCCAGCAATCCCCTCAGTGATTGCCACCGTGAGTTTTGTCTCGAATCTTTCCGCATAATCCCATCATGGCACTCACCGCACTCAGAATCCCCCCAGGCGTATACCGCAACGGCACTGAATATCAGTCAGCCGGGCGGTGGTTTGACGCCAACCTGGTTCGCTGGTTTGAGGGTACGCTGCGCCCATGGGGTGGATGGCGCAAGAGATCCGAGTCCCAGATGACTGGAACCTGCCGGGGCTTTATCACCTGGCGCGACAACAGTGGTGGGCGCTGGATCGGTGCCGGTACTCAGTCAAAGCTGTATGCCATGAATCAGTCTGGCACCCTCAAAGACATTACGCCAACAGGTTTGACCTCTGGCATTGCTGACGCAGCCACCAAGACTGGGTACGGGTATGCCGAGTATGGAACGGCAGCCTATGGCGTCCAGCGTCCAGATACGGGCAACATAACGCCAGCCACGACCTGGAGCTTGGACACTTGGGGCGAGTACCTGGTCGCGTGCTCAGATGCCGATGGCAAGCTCTACGAGTGGCAGTTGGGCTTTTCAACGCCGACCCTGGCCGCTGTCATCACCAACGCGCCAACGAGCTGCAACGCCGTGATGACAACGGCAGAGCGCTTTGTCTTTGCCTTGGGTGCCGGTGGAGATCCCCGCAAGGTCCAATGGTGCGATCAGGAAAACAACACCGTCTGGACCCCGGCAGCCACCAACCAGGCAGGTTCATTTGAGCTGATTACTGTTGGGTCACTGAAAGCTGGCAAGCGCGTGCGCGGTGTCAACTTGCTGTTCACTGATGTCGATGTCCACGTCAGCACCTACATTGGTTTGCCCTATGTGTACAGTTTTGAGAAGGCCGGGTCTGGTTGTGGCTTGATCTCAACTCAGGCCGTTGCGGCCATTGACACTGCCGCGATCTGGATGAGCAATTCTGGCTTTTGGGTTTATGACGGGTACGTCAAGCCACTGGCTTGTGACGTTGGCGACTACATCTTCCAAAACATCAACGCCAAC